AATAGTATTTTGTAATACATTTAAAACTTTAATAACATGACTTAATTGTGCATCAATCTTCATACTACCTCTTGCTAAACAATTAAAGAACATTACTATTGATACTATTATATCTTCTTCATCCAATAAGTAGCTAGCTGCAATACCATCTTCAAATGTTAATACTCCTATTCTCTCTCTTTCATTGCTTATCTCTTTCATTTCTACATCAACATTATTGTGTTTATAAGCTTGCATTAAATGTTCTAACTTCATATTACCACCTCTCCTTTGTTATTACTTTTTTCTTTTTATATTTAAACCTAACTCTGTCTTCTATAATCTCATGTGCTTCAAATGACAAGCTAATACAATTATCTATATCTAATGCTAAGTCAGGTCTTTCTTTAATTGGTATTATATGATGTACCATCGTTGCTCTTACTAATTCAACCTTATAAGGTTTATGTATTCCATCATTCCATTTTCCAGAAAAGAATAGACATTCATACTTATCTCTTTCTAATACCTTTTCTCTTAAAATATCCCAATCAGTAGAATTATAAAAAGCATTTGTATTTCCTTTTGCTATTTCCGCTTCCCAATTATAATTTTTTCTTCTTTTTCTTCTTTGTTTCATATAATAAAAAAGCACCCACTTTTATATAAAGTGAAGTGCCCCATTCTCCTTATTAAGGAAAATAAATGTATCCTTGTTAATATTATACACTGTATTAGTATTTTAGTCAATTTTTAATTCATTTTTTAATGCTTTCTGCAAAACCTGTGAAAAGTTTATATCATTTTTTTCTGAAAGCGTATTCAGCCAAACTGGTAATGTTACAGTTTTATTCATAGATTTGTTATTATATTTTTTTCTATATTCATCCATATCAATATTAACAAACGAAATAAATTGATTTGTTTCTAATTTAATATCAGAAAAATCTATAGTAACATTTGGTAATTCAGTTTCATCATCAAGATATAATCCCATTGCATCTTGTGCCATATAAAAAGCCTCCTGAAGTGTTTCTGCACTTGTAGTACAACCTTTTAAGTCAATAAAGTCTACTAAGTAATATTCTTTTTTATCCTTACATTTTGTAAAAATAGCAGGATATACTGTTAATTTATTTTTCATTTACACACCTCGTAAAAATACTTGAAAAGAAGAAATTTAATGTATAAAGTGCTAGTAGGAAGGGCTTTATTTAAGCCCTGTCCTTTTTAAAATTGCCTTTTCTAATCCTATGTCTAGTTCTTTGTTATGTATTGGAACAATTTCTGTTTGATTGCCTTTTCTCATTTTTTTATGAGAACCGATTTTGTGAAACTTCTATCCAACCATTCCTTTTGAGCAATTTTACTAGCTCTTTTGGATACATTCATTTTCCTCCTTTCTGTAATTATTATACACTTGTTTACACGTGTTGTCAATAGTTTTATTGTAATATTTTTACTTTTTTCATTATTACAAAATTCATCATATTTTTATGATATAATTTCATTTGTTACGCTAAAGACAAAGGGGGGATTTATATGCCTATAACAGGAAAAAATGTTGGAGATGTGCACATTAGCGTGTATGAAACTCCAACTGGAGAAACATTATTTTATGTTAAAGCTGACAATGATAATGTTGCACCTGTTTTGAATTTTGTTGAAAATTCTTTAGAAAAATATTAAATTTCTCAGACTAACGAAAAGTTAGTCTTTATTTGTTTAAGATGCATTTGTCTTTACTTCTATATAAGCACTTTACTTTTCTATGTTCAAAGTCTCTCTCCAATAATGTACATTTCTTACATTCTTCTGGTATTGCATCTTCAAATATTTCCCTTGCTTTCTTTTCCCTCATCATTATTTCATAATCTGTCATACTATATGTATTCCTTCCATTATCTAATGCACATACTTTGCATTTTTTGTTGTATTCACTACATATTTTGTTTGTTTCTAAACACTGCATATATTTACCTCATATTAAAAAAGAACCCACTAGGAAGGTTCTTAAAGGAGAATAATAAGGTATTACTTTATATCAATTACCTAGTATATTGATTGCATAATAATAGAGCTTATCAGAAATGGTAAGCTCTTCATATAATTTTTTGTTACTTTATTGTATAAATATTTGTAGTTCTACATTCTTTGCAGACTACTTTTCCCTTTTTTTCTCCATCTACATACATTACTTCATATGGTGTTAAATCAAGCTTACTCTTTCCTATTACATTAGTACCTGCCTCTTTGATTTCATATTCTTGCTTACATTTTCCACATATAACTTTCATTGAAATATCCTCCTTTTTATTGAGAATTATATCATAATTTAATACAAAAAACTAGATTACTTTATCTCAATATATTAGTTGAGGCACTTGGTTATAAATCAGTATCTCTCTAACTGTGCCATATATTTCATTATATATAATAACATATGTAAAAGGGGACATTCAAGGACATTAGGGGACATCTTTTATACTATCTTTTCAAATTCTTTCAATGCTATTGCATGCTGTCTTTTCATGTGTCTGTAGCTATAATGTAGATCTACTGCCACAACTTCTAATGATTTTCCTTGTATATATATTTTATCTAATATTAGCCTATATGGCTGTTCTACTCTATCCATTTGCTCCAATATTGCCTTTTGCTTTTTACATTGCCTATACATTTTATCTATTAAAACATCGTTATCATCTAATAGCTCTGCTAGTTTCTCTGCAAAACCGTCCTGTGTCTGTCTACTTCCGCTTAGGCATATCAGATATTATAGCAGATATATTTTCTAATGTTGCTTTCCTCTCTTTTAAATATTCTCGTCTGTCTTTTATCCACTCTTCTGTGTATTTATATTCTTTTAAATCTTGTCTAGTCATTTGTGCCCCCCTTTTTTTAAACTGCTGCCTTTATATATCTAGCATCTCTCCTATATTGCTTTAACTCTTCCTCTCGTATCTGTTCTGTATATATTCCTAATTCATGATTAGTAAATGATTCCTTTATTCCTGTTTTCTCATCTTCAAATAATACATGAGCAGGATAGGCTTTTACTAATATCATTTCTCTTCCGTTATATGTTGGTATTATCATTTCTTTTGTTCCCCTCCTTTATTTTTTATAAATACTTTTTTTGTCTTACTCTTTACAGGTATATTTTTTTGTAATAGACTTATTTGAAAGGTAGGTGATGAATTATAAAAACGATTTTAAAAATAGTATTAAAAGCGGTTTTAAGTTTATCTGTACCTTGTAATAAAGGTTAATTTTTAATCTAAGGTACATCAGCAACCTTTTGGCGAGTAGTTTACTGCTCGTCTTTTTAATTCTTGCAAAATATCATGCATTCCGTATTTTTCTGCGAATAATCTTTCCCACTTTGTTTTTCCACCATATCCCTTATATCTGCCATACACATTGTCTACTTTCATTTGTTCCAGCTCTTTGCCTATTTCTTCTGACTTTTCTTCTATCTTCTCTACTAAATTATCATACTTGTTTGCCATTTCGTTGATTATATTGTCTTTCTTTACATTGTTTGCATTAGATAAGTCTAGTAATTCTTGCATTCTTTGTATGTCTTCTTTATTCTTTTCTATCTCTTTTTGTTGTTTTTGCATTAGATTTAATACTACTATCAAATGTTTTTTCATACACACACAATTTGGATAATCTTCATAGCCTGCCTTACTTGTTGAGGCTCTTATTGCTAGTGTATCTACTGCTTCTTTCTCTTCTTCTGACATCTATATTTCCTCCTTAGTCACTATTTTAATTGTTAAATCAGGATATTTTAATTCAAACATCTTCTGTTTCATCTTAAAAACCTCTGTCTTAATCCCTTTTGTATCTTCTACAACTGTATGTTTTAACCTATTGTCATAATAAACAAAGTCTGCTACATATGTAATTGCTCTAAAATGTTCTCCATTTTTTCTTAAATGCTTCTTGCAACTTAAATGGTACTTGTAATTTTAAATCTTTAATCTCTCCTGCACATTCTAATAACACTAATTGTCTATATCTCTTAGCTTCTAATGCACTATCGAACACATATCCATCTACTGTTACTTTCTTGTTTCCATATTTATTCATAATTTAATTTTCTCCTGTACTCCATATTTCTCTTGTTTTCTCTCTATTAGCTCACATTTAGCTTGTCCTGTGAAACTGCTCATTTCCAATTTATTACAGCCATTACATAAGTTCTTTTCTAAGGCTGTTTTGCATATTCCATATAAGGGAGGATATTTACTCATTATGTGCCTCTGACAATACCATCTCTTGTGCTTTTAAATCTATCAATCTGCTAATACTCCACATTGCAGGTATCATATTTTCTTTTGTTATCTCTTCTATTACATTCTTTTTGTTTATTTCTATTTCTTTTCTTAGTCTATCTAAATATTCTTTTGAAAATTTACTCATAACTATTCCTCCAAGCTCATTATATATTCATCTAAAATATCTGAATGATTTTCTTCTAAAAAGTCCCATAATTGGTCATATGCTTTTGTTAGAACTTTCATACTTTCTTTTAATTGTCTATTAGAAAATCTAAAAATATGATATTTGTTTGCTATAAATTCTTTTTGAATTATAATTGCTTCTGATACTTTCATAATTCTCTCCTATTCTTCTGGCATTTCATAAACTAAATTTCTTAAACACCAACAATTTTCATATTCATAATTCGTATCTTTATAGCATTTTACTATTTCTTGTAATACTTCTTTTGCTCTTTCTTCCGTATTATATATTCCTAAGACTATTTCATTATCTTTAACCATTTTAGCTACTATTGCATATTCAGTTTCTTCCTCATCTACTGCTACTGTAATACAAATCACATTATTATAATTTACAAAATATGTATTATCTTGTTCTACTATTATCATAACTATTCCTCCACTTTTTCTACTAATCCAGCTTGAATTAAATCATATAGAACTTCTACAATATCGCTATCGTAATATGTTCTATTTATCTCATGATATTCGTTATAATCTTTCCAAAATGGTATTTGTCTATCACTTACTTCAATTCTTTTATTTTCATATGAATAACTTTTAATTTTCCCCGTGTCTTCATTGTATTTTGGTTTAAAACCAAACTTCTCTAATTCTTTTAAATCTACATTATCTTTTATTTTTAACATCTCTATCCTCCTAATATAAACTTGGTATATGACTACCTGTCTTTGTTTTAAACTTCTCACATCTTTGTACTAATCCTTTATCTTCTCCACTTAACAAACATTTTAAAAATCTATTGTTTATTCCTTCTACTGCCCACTCGCAATTTTCACAAATTTCTAAACCGTTTGTTAATAATTCTTCTTTTTCTATACTCATTCTATTCTCCTATTTGTTTTACACTAATTTTTTCAGTTAATGTTCTTACAAAATCTTGCATTTGAACTGGTAGCATTCTTTGTTCTCTATCCCTTTGAACTATTACTTCATACTGTTTTAAAAACTGTCCCTTAACAACTGTGTTAACTGTATCCATATCTGCTCTTGCAAGTTCTGCTACTTGCCTTACACTTCCAAAGAAATGCTTTACTTCATCACTTGCCCTATTAAACTCTTCTTCTGTCATATATAACCCTTTACATATCATTGAATGTGCTTCATTCCATGCTTCTATGCCTGTCCTCTGCTTAATTGGATTTATCATTTCTACTGCATTCTTTCTCACTTCATGAATTGTTGGAGGATATGAACTTTCTATAATTGCCTTTTTTACTGCCTGTAATATCAATTTGTAATCTAAATCTCCTAAGCATTCCTGCCATGTTGTTATCATTAGATCCTTTTGAGCTTTATCTTTTTTAGATATGCTGTCATAATTACCAGCTAGTAATGTTATTACTTGTATTGTTTCTACTCTGTTCATTTTTTGCTTCCTCCCATAGTTCTTTAAAATCATTCATACCACCTTTAGAATTATTGTATTTTTCTTCAAGTACACTAGTTGCTTTGTCCGTTCTCATAAGGAAGTCAAAATCTGCTTTCCATTTTCTCTCATTGTCCCCTGTTAAAAAATCACTAGAATTTGCACTTTTACATATGTCCCTAAATTGTTTTAAATTAAATTCTTTTAAGAACTTATCTATTGTACTTTTTCTTTTTTCAGTAATTTTTTGAACCTGAGATAGTTTTGTGCAATATCGGTTGTAAATTTTGACTATATATTCCCTTCTCTTCTTTTCATGTTTTATTCTTATTCTTTTCTTATTCTTTTCTTTTCTATTAAGTGCGACTGGTTGTCGAATACTCGGCGAACCCTCGGCGAATAGTCTATGAATATTTAGATTTGTATCATCATAATCTGGTATCTTGCTTTCAGTAGGCTTGTCTATCTTTTGAAAAGTATTCCAACTGGTAAGGGTGTAATACATATTTCCGTCACAAGAGTAAAAGATTACGGACATCTTAGAGCTTAGTTCTTCTAAGGTCTTTTCGACATCGGCAATTCTTAAATCATCATTGTAAGGGAAAAGGACAGCCTTAATATACGCTGGACTTGCTTTCCCTCTGCCTTCATCATCGGCATTTGAAAATAAGCCTATAAAAATCAACTTACCTAAAATTGATAATGTGCCAAAATCTTCATTTATCCATATAGAAGGGTCAATCATTCTTTTTCTCGCCACATTATTTTTCCTCCTTTACATAGTTACATTTTGATAAAATAATATTTAAAACTTCATTTGCACATTTATAAGGTCTATGCCATATTTCTGTTCCACTAAATCTAATAACCTCATATCCTGCTTTTTGTAAATTTCTCATTCTATTATTGTCTTTTTCTACTTGTTCTTTTGTTTTTTGATGAAATTCATGTCCATCACATTCAACTACGAAAAATTTATTTTCTTGATTTTTATAAATTACTGGTATAAAAAAATCTACTCTATATTTATTATTTTCACATTCAATCTCTTTTTGTTTTTCTATTTCTACTACATCTATAAATGGATTAAACTTATAAATATGCTTTAGATTCAATTCTTCTAATGCTAATGACAGCAACTGTTCAATAGGACTTTCGCAATCAATTAAACTCTCTTCTAATTTCATCTTTGCATCACTACTTAATGCTAATAAATGTAATGATACCTTATTAACCAAATAATCTTCTATTTCTTTCTCTCTGTCTATGTCATAATAAATATCTTCAGTTATCTTTATAAAGTTCTCCATCTGCTTTCTCCTTTCGTAAATTTAAGAAAAAATTTATCTTTTCTCTTTTAAAGTCATCAATGTTAATCTATCTAAATGTTCGTTATATTCTTTTGAATTTTTATCTATTTCACCAGTCGCTATTTTCAGTATCATCTCTATATCTGATTTTTCTAATAGTGTTTTTTCTATTATATCTTTGAATAATTTAAGCATCATACCAGATATTGCAATTGGAGAACCAACTACCTTTAATTCAAGGTTATTATATTCAGAGCTTAGAAAAATAGCTCCTTTAAAAATTTTATCTTCTTCATTCATTTTTTTATTTCCTTTATATATATTAGTAGTTGATAAGGCTCAACTACTAAAGCCTAAGATATATAACCTCGTTTGAGGCATGTGGGTTAGGATTTGCACCTAACATGACCGAACTTACATTACTTTGTAATAATGCTAAATCTTGTGTCTACTCGCGTCTACTATTACCATTCAGCAAATATAATCTCGAGAATAATAGTCCTTACGGGCTACCTTATATTCGCCGTTTAGTTTTACCAAGATACATACTAAACGTATATTGTCTATTCCGCCACCACATTTATTTTTAATTCGCAACCAAGTGGCTATCACTCATGAGTGGCTGCCTATAGCTCTTCTTCGACTTTTCGTTTTTCGTCAGTCTGCACATAAAACTTGTGTTGCTATAAATAATTTCTTCCGAAATATCTCTATAAAGCTTAACTTCGGATATCCTTTTTCAAACTTCTTTTGTGCTATTTTCTTTAACTTCAAATCTACTTCATGACATCTATGTACTGCGTATCTGCCTGTTCTATGACAATCTGTGCATAAATATACTTTAAGTCCATATTTTTCACTCAGTTTTCTATTTGCTGTTCCATATATACAATGATGTTCTTCTGATGCTCGTCCACCACATATAAAACAGTTTGCTTTATTTGTTTGTATTATTGATTTGCTCATTTCCCCCAACTTTCTAACATATTTCCTATCTCAGCTTCTGTCTTTGTTTCTATATTCTGGCTTTGACAATCTTGAATTACACTATCTAAAAGTCTAGTCATTTCTTTTGTATCGTATGTAGAACTTCCAAAATATACTCTCAGCACTATTTCTCCATATTCATTAACTGTTTTTTCGCTAAACCATCCTATCCCTTTTTCTTCCCATATCTTTTGAAATCTTTCCATTGCTTCTTCTTCCATAGATAATTCTTGATATGTACCAGCTTCATAAATATGTTTTCTATATGTTTCTTTTCGACTTATATTAAGTTTTTCAGATAGTTTCTCAATTAGTGCCCATAAATAAGCATTTGCATTTTTAGAGCGTTTCTTAAACCATTTTTTTATATCTATAATCAACTTATTTCCTTGTAATTTTTCTGCTTCTTCTAATACATCTCTGTTGTCAAATAAAAATGTTATTTTAGCTTTTCCTGTTTTATAATCAATGCCAATATCGCTTATAATTGCTGTATTTTGCATGGATAAACACCCTCTTTCAAACACTTTGTTAATATTTGTAATTTAGGCAGATACTCGTTGTTAATAAATTCTTCATCATATTCAACTTTATGAAATTTCACTCTATCTATATCTATTTCATTAAAAAAGTTCTTATAATCGTTTTCCTGTAAAGCATAAGCTACTATGTATAAATTTCTTGTGTTATATGCATACATTTCAACTTGTGCTTGTCTCCAGTATTGTTTTGACACTTTAAATTGTTTGTCTATATTGTATGTTTTTACTTCATAGATACAGTCTTTTGTATTTCCATCTAAATTTACTCTTAATCTATCAATTATTATCTGCTTATCTAATTCTAATTGTGGAATATTTAATGCGAGTAAAATTTTGTGTTCATAGTTTGTGCCAGTTTGCATAGCTTCTGTTTTGAAATCATTTTTCCTTAGTCCTAATTTTTCTAGCCACCATTTTTCAAATGTTTTTGTATTCCAGTTTCCAACTACAATACTTGTATCGCTAGCACCTATGTAATAACTTCTGTCTTGTGAAGCTATCATTCTTTCATTTCTCCTATTCTTTTTTCTAATCTGTCTAAAATTTTAAAGTATGTAAAATAATTTTTTAGCTCTTCTTCGCTTATACCTAAATTACTTGCAATTTTTTCTAATGACAAACCTTGCTTCATCTTACTTGAAATTAACTGTTGTAACCTTTCATATATTTTAAACAAACTATGTTTTGACAAATCATCTTCCCAATTATTTTTTTCGTCATCTCCCTCATTTTTTAACCAAAGATTAAACCCTAAGCCTGTCCTTATTGCCACCCCTTTTACAAATAACCTTGTTTGACAGTTCCAAAGCCTCTGTTGTGTCATACTGTTATCTTTTACTGGATTACTACCATTAGTCACAGGTCCTCTTTGTATAAATACTAAATCGTCTATAACAATTCTTACTGCTGTTTCATAAACTCTATTTGTTATTCCGTTTTTATCTGTAAATGTTTGCTCTGTCATAAATAAACTGCTCCCTGTATATTCGTTGACAACTGGTTCAAAATATACTGTTGTTGCTCCGTTTTCATGCAATAATTCTACTACTTTTGCCCAGTTTAAATAGTCTGCATTATCTCTTTTTTCTACCCATTGACTAACGTCTACTTTTCTTAATTCATCATAACTAGCTAATGCCATTTAATAATTCCTCCTATCCATCTAATTCATTCTTAACTTCTTCTTTTATCCATTCTCCGCTAAAATACCATTCTGTAAATTCGCTAATAAACTCTGTTTGCTCTTGTGATAGTGTACCAAAATTCCCCTTTGGTATTAGTTCTGGTATACCTAGCTTTTCTTTTACATAAGCTTCTGCTTCTTCGTCTATCACTATTTCCCCTGTATTCATGTTTTTATAATGATAACTTTTCATTGTCTACGCTTCCTTTCCTAATTCCCCTTGTTATATACATAAGCTCAATACTTGTCTTTAATGCCTGTTTTTCTTTATATTCTTTTCTTAAATCTTCTATTATTTTACTTATATAGCTCATATCTTTTGTTTTCTTTCTCTATTTTTTTATTATCTTGTTATATAATTTTTGAGAGCCTGAACACTACTTTATTAAGAAAGGAGTGTTGCCTTATGAAACCCGAACAAGAAATTGCTTTACAACTTACCTTAAAAGCTATTGACAGAATGGCTACTCATTTTTCAAATAATTCTGCCAAAGAAGACAATCAAGATTTTTCAAAGCAAATTGTAGATTTTTATAACAATATTTATAAAAATCTAGACAGAGCATCATACATTTAAAACTTAAACATTTTAGCTATGTGCGAGATAGCTAGTACATTCTTTGTTATTTGTTCAGGCTCATTATTTACTGCTTGTCCTTGATTTATCTTCTTTTCTAATAAATCATTCATTCTATTAAGTCTTTTTAATTCATCTGTTAGATAATCTGTTATGCTCATATATTTACTCCTCCCTCTTGCTTTTTTCTTTTCTTTTTGCTATAATTTAATTAGTTAATTATTTACTTGAGTTGTTATCTTTACCGAGATAACAGCTCTTTTAATATGGTTCTTACTTCTTTGTCAGTTCTCATTCCTAAAACTAAGTTTTCTACTGTATATTTAAATGTTGTCAGTTTAAATTTCTCTTGGCTTAGTTTTGTAAAGTTCTCTGCCCAATTATGTATTTCTCTTTTTAGCTTCTTTTCTTGTTTACTAAATAAGTCTATTTTATATAGTGCTAAACAAAATAGAAACGTCATTACAATACACATAATTGCTATGAAATACCACATATTTTTTCCTCCTCTTTTTTCATTACTTCTAAAATTCCTTTAGTTATTCTTTTTGCTTTATCAGTATCACTTTCTTCTAAATAGTTCAGTCTTTTTCTCTTCAAAACAATTCTCACTAAAGTTCCAATTGCTTGTGATATATGGTAACTTTCATTCATATCATTTCTATGCTCCATTACAAGTCCGTTACAATTAGTAAAAGTGTGTCTATATATCCAATTGAAACTATTAAATTCATCTGCAAATTGATTTTTAACCTCTTTCCATACATCTGCTTTTCTTGAACTTCTTAATTCTTCTTTTAAACTTAAAACTTCCTTTTCTAAATTTTCAATTCTTTCTTGTTCTGTCATTCTCTTCCTCCTTTCTATTTAATAAATGCATATATAAATAAGCCTACATAACACATTTCAAATACAATAGCTTGTACTATTGTGTTATATCTTTTGTACTTTTTCATTTGTTTTATACTCCTTTTTCTCCAATTTCTCTGATATACTCTCTTAAAATATCATTTCCTATTTTGTTAAAAATTTCTAAACGTATCTTTTTTTCTTCTTCCGTCTTCGCTTTATACTCATCGTCAATTTTGATTCTCGTATTTCCTATACAGTAACTATCTATTATCATTATCATCCTACCTTTCTAATAAATAATCATGATGTTCTGATATGTAATCATTAAATGCTTTTCTTGTTACTTTAAATGGTCTTGTGTATCTTTGCACAGGTAATGCTGGGTCTTGAAACATTTTACCTAATACATTTATGCCTATGTTTTGCTCTTTATTGATTTGCTCCATTGTCAGCAATTCGTATGGGTCCTTACATTGACTGTTAAACATTAGCAATTCATTTGTTCTTTTTTGTTCTCTAACAAGTTCTTTTAATAATTCCTCCATGTTCTCTCTCCTTTCTCTTTAATTCATGTGTCAGTTGTGGTTTATTTTTTATAATTCATTTTTCAATCACTTCCTCTCACTTTCTGCTATTATCTTATTACTATTTTTTAAGTCTGTCAATAGCTTTATAAAAATTTAATTTGAAAATTTATTTACAAAATATATCTGACCTTTACCGTGTTACCTTTGGTGTCTTATTTACGCTTATATGCCCATCTGCATGAGTTATTATAGTTTCTTTTATTTCAAATAACTTCTGGTTCATTGCTTTTTGAGTAGGCATATTATAATCAGTTCCTTTCCTACTTATTAGATAACCATTTTTTCTTAGCCACTCAAATAATCTATTTTGTCCCATATCATGACCATTTTGTTTTATTATCTTTGCTAATTCTCCTATAAGTATGCTTGTTTTACTTGTTTCAACTGAATTAGCAAATAATACCTTTGGCTTCTGCTCTTCTAATTGTCTTTCTCTTGCTTCTAGTTTTTTATTTACTACTATCAAAGCTTTAGCAATTAGTTCATCTTCTGTAAGATTTTCTTCTCCTGCTATATATCCTCCTGTTTTACGAATACTTGGTAGTACTTCATTTGTTACCCAATCTGTAAATTTTTCTGCTTCAGGCTTTCTACTTTGGAATATTACTTTATATAAATTACTTTCATTTATAAAAGTTGCTCTTTGCTTTCTTCCTAGTTTATCGATGACCTCGTTAATAACGACCCCATCTTTGTTTAGTCTTTCCTTGCAGTCACTTATATTCTTTATTTCTAGTATTTTACATACATCTGCTAAACAGATATATGGAATATTATCTACTTTTGTTGTTCTCATCTCTCCAAATTCTTGGCTCTTAAATATTTGTAAATCTTGCATTTTCTTTTTACCTCCTTAGTTTAGCTTGTTGATTTTTTTTCAACTTCTTTTGTAAAAAAAATATTCCACGCTTCATTTGCAGAATTTATTTTTAACAATTCTACTGCATTACTTATTTCATTACTAGAAAAATCTGTAATATTATTTAACTTACTACTTAATGTGTTTGGAGCCATATTCATAGCCTCTGCAAATTCGTTTTGTGTACCAAATATTTCTTTTATTTTCCCTTTTAATTTATTGAAATTATATTTTATCATTTGACACCTCCTTGTTGAATTTTTTTCAACTTGTCATTATAATAACAAAACAAAAAATAAATGTCAATACTTTTTTAGAATTTTTTTCAACTTTTTTATATAATTTTTAAAAAAGCATTGATTTTTTTTCAATTTTCATTTATAATTCAGTTATTGGAGGTTTACTATGCAAATTGTAGATACTTTTCAAAATCGCTTGAAAAAAGCAATGGAAATAAGAAATATAAAACAAGTAGACTTAGTAGACAAAACTAATTTAGATAAGACGTTAATAAATAAATATCTTTCTGGTGTTACAAAAGCTAGACAAAGAAAGCTAACAATTCTTGCTGATGCTTTAGATGTTAATGAAGTTTGGCTTATGGGATATGACGTTCCTATGGAAAGAGTAGAATATGTGACAGCAGAAGAATGGACTGATGATAGTAAATATATACTAACTAAAAATCCTGATGGCTCTATCTCCCATTCTATACCTTTAACAGAACTATATAAAGATAAAGTTCCACTTCTTGGTGTAGTTAAAGCAGGATATGACTACTTAGCTAATGAAAACGTCTTAGGTTACGTTTCTATCTCTTTTAAAAAAGAAGATAATAATTACTATGCTTTAAAAATAAAACGGAGACAGCATGGAAACTGTAATGTCTGACGGAGATACTGTTGTTGTTCATAAACAAGAAGATTTTGAAAACGGTAAAATATGTGTTGTGCTAATCAATGGCGATGAAGCAACTGTTAAGAAAGTATATAAATTAGATGATGGAATAGAATTAGTTGCACTTAACCCTACCTATCCTAGTAAAAAGTTTACCGCTGAAGATATGAAAACAATTCCTGTTCAAGTTATAGGAATTGTAAGACAATTGATTAAAAATTTCAATTAAATAAAAAAGTGAGAAATGTGCTTCATTTACCACAACTGACACATTTCTCTCCATACTACTATTGTAAGTAGATGTATTTAATTATATAGTAAAATATCTCTATTTTCAATAGTAAATCTAAAAATTTATTATTAAAAAATTGAGGTTATTTTTATGGAAAGAAAAAACAAGAGAACAAAACAAGTAGGTAACGGAGAAGGTACGCTTTATTATAGCGATACTATGAAATGTTGGGTATTTCAATATTATGACACGCTAGGAAAAAGACAAACAATGAAACAAAAGAAAAAAGAAAGTACAAAAGATTTTAAAGCTAGAGTTACAGAAGTAAAAAATAGTTTGAACACTGGTAGTTATATATGCAGAAATGATATTACAGTCTATCAACTCAGCTT